CCGGTAACATAAAGGCGAATAGCAACGCTCTCACACGGGCATTTAATTGCCCAATGTGTTTTCCTATACCGGATCGGACTTTCCAACCATAACCTAAGGTAAGTAATAACTTATCGAAGGTCAGATTGTACTTATTCGCGAAACCAACGGCTTCGGGGAGCATCAGATTAGCCGAGCAAAATTCTTTTAGAGGAATAGGACTTATGTCTCTACCATTAACAATGGTTCTTTTACAGAATTCCAAACCTTTCCCTAAAGGAGAAAGGATAGATTTTGCTTGATTAATCGGCATTCCCAAGGCGGCCAGGATTTTGAGGTAGCTATCTTTTACCAACGCGTGAAAGATAACTAAGTCATCTCCCACGATCGCATACCCGTTGAACCAAGTTCCAATTGGAACTACGCCAGCGTGCCAGGCTGCTGCCTGCACGAGGAAGTGATGAGTCAGGGCTAACGAAGCCCATGAACTGAGAGCACCCATCGGCTGCCCAGTTGCATATCTTACCATTTGGTTAATGGCATATTTTGAACTGGACGCTAGGTAATCTCGATTAACCAGCATGTAGGACCATAATTCTCCTACAACACCAATTTTGTCTCGCATAAGCGATTCAAGTAATTTGGCTTGAAGGAAAAGAGGAAGTCTATCGGTAGCGGCGGTAAGATCCAGTGACCATAGGGAATCAATTCCCCATCGTATGAATCTTAAAGGCCCGAGCTGATTATGAGTTCCATCTTGTGGAACCCGCTCGAGTAACTTAAACATGGAATCATGTAAAGGGCGTAATGCCCACTGATCCCATGCCGTCACCATAGCGAAGACTCTAACTTTTCCTGCTGGTTCATCTTTAAAACCTAGTTTACCGGTTAACTTCGGCATTAATGAAGTTAATCCTAGTGGAGGTTTGAACAGAGCTAGCCGTCGAAAGATGTCTAATAATCGTTCGATTTGAACCCAATGGGCTCTACCGAACATTTTAAACGCTCTCTCAACTGTATCCGCCATTCCGGAATTGAATAACGCTTGAGCTGTCGCGAATAGTACAAACGGTTTCGTAGAAGCCGCTTGTTCTTTTGCACCCTCGACTGCAACAGTCTGAGGCGAAGACTTAGCTATAGAAAATGGTTCAGCAGTACTGCTGAATACCAAAGTTCTAAGATCTAAGCCGGTCAAGGTTCTCAAAGCATTGCAAAATGCTTCGATACTACTCGAGGAAGTTACAAAGTCAAAGACAGATTTTAAGCTGTCTGGACAGATAGCCATTGGATCTGTAATAGTTCCAAGGTTAACTTTCCCCTTGTACTCGAGTACTCTGAACAAATTGATCAGAGTAAGCCAAAATTGACCTATTCGAAGATCTCCATTACGGAGTCGAGCTCGGTGTTGCACCGGAATAAATCTAGGTAAACCTGACTGGTTTCTTGAGACTCGTGGTCCCAAGGTTCCACAGTCTTTAAGGACATGACCAGAAACCGCTTGTTGGAGTAAAACTCCAGCGGCCTTCAGGAATTTCACAAGTCCAGGCATACCTTGTGTTCTATGGATATGTTTACATCTATCTATAAACATAAGTATCGCACCCATCATAGGAAAAGTGACTTTAAGCCCCATAGCAGGAAGCATTCTTCGGAACGCCCCTGCTAGGAGTCCTTTACCTTTTACAGCAAAGGTACCATTAATTTTATTTAGTGTGATTTGGAAACCACTGGAAACTCGCAGTCGCGCAAGCGCAGCTGCTCTTAGTTTCAATTTTAACAATTGATTATTAAGTGTTTTCATGGCTACTAATCGGGAATTTATTTATTGAGTTTGGTAAGAAGTGCGGCAACATGGAGATCTCACCCTGTTCTTCAGGTTTGATCTAGAAATACTTTGCCTAGTGCGTCCACCTTGGACCCTTGGTAGAGTCGAGCCGGTATAAACGGACACATGTTACACACTTACCCATGCAAGAAAGTCAAGTTAGTAGCTCTTTCGAGTGAATCCTTTTCTCCTACTATATGTAGCTGTCCCTCCCATTACGGGGGCTGGCCTTACTAGGGCCCGGGCGATCATATAGTCTTGTACTTAGGTCTTCACCTTACTCAATTAACCTAAAGCTTCCCAGCTTAGTGTTACCCCCTTCGGGGAGATTTATATCCCTCGGACTAAGTCCGATGACTAAACGCGAATGGTGCTACATAGCTAGTTAAAGAACTCTTGCGAGCTCACCATAGCCTACATAACATCACTCTGATTAAACTTCGGTTTCCTCCTTTCGGAGGGCCGCAGGTACAGAGTCGACTGTCCTAGGTTTCCCTAGGTGTAGGTCCTTATGAAAAGTCACAGCGCTATTCCTAGTAAGGTCTTAGAGTATATCTACTCTGCTTACTACCAGACGTTACCGTCACGAATTAAGTGATAGCCCCCTGCAACAATCATGCAGGCCTACGGATTAACTCAAGATTAAGACCCTCTGCAGTGGGTAACTGCAGCGGCCTCAGAGCGCCGGGTGGCGACACCTTAAGCTAATCCCGACATTTACGTTGGGGTACAACCAAATCACACTGTTACGTGCAATTTAATTGCTGATACACTATGTATCATAAAGAGGATCTCTCCTCT